ATAATGTGGTTCGGATTAGCAAAAATAGCATTACAAACAGGTGCTAAAGTTTATGCAAATAAACAAAAGCAAAAAGAAGCAATGTCACAAGCGGCACTACTTACGGCAGAAAAGATGGCAAGAGGAGAGACAGAATATCAAGGTAAATTATTAGAAGCTAGACAAAACGATTACAAAGACGAGTTTGTTTTAATTATATTGTCAGCACCAATCATTGTTCTTGCTTATGCAGTTTTTAGTGATGACCCAGCTATGATGCAAAAAATAGAATTATTCTTTAATCATTTTGGTAATCTTCCTGTTTGGTTTCAAACATTATGGATTACTGTTGTAGCAAGTATTTTTGGAATAAAAGGTACACAGATATTTCGTAACGGAAAAAAGTAATTTAATTTAATCTTAAAAATCTATATTGTGAAGTATGGCACACGAAATAGATTATGTAATTACGGAACTTACTGTTGAGATATTGACGAGTAGTAATATTGGCAGAGCAAGTTTTATTTTTATAGACCTAGCACCACACTTTCCTAAAGCCAATAATATGCTTGATAAGATAGATGAAAAAGAAGATGCTTTTATAAAAGATTACAGCATTTCATCTACTGAAATAACAGAACATACAGATTTAACAGGTCTTGAATTTGTTAAGCACTAAGCAACAAATAACAATACACAATCATTAAAGAGAACATAAGAAAATAAAATATAGACAAAGCAACAACTTTAACCCAATTTATTTTTTCCTTTACTCTTTGATAGTGACCATTATTATTTAAAAATAGTTTAGTCATTACCCCTCTTGTTTGTTCATTAGAGTTAAATCTCTTTTCAATTCACTTTGTTTGAGACTCGCATATCTATCAAGATTATTATAATGAAGTTTAGCTTTGATTAAATTACTTTCAGCATCAGCATAATGCTTTACTATATCTGTATATTCTTGATCTGTTCTTGCTTTGTGTTCTGCTTCTATTACTGTTTTACATTCAAGTTTATGTTTTAAGAAGCATTTTGAAAAGGTAGCTTTTTTAGCTTCCTCTAAAATAATACTTTTGCCTTGCCACTCTTTCCAATCTGCACTAGCTTTTTCTAAAGCTTGATATACTTGCTTACTATTTAGATGTTCAAATGTTTCTACCATATTATCACTCCTGTTATAAAACCTATTAAAAACCAAATGATCTCTTGCCTATAATACAAAGACCAAAACTCGAATCTTTGTTTTAATTTACGGATATTCATATAAATCTTGTATTAGTTCAGCATCATCTTTTATTTTTTCTTTAAGTTCTTTTATCTTTTTTTCTAGCTGACTATTTTTTTTCTCGTATGCTTCGTTTAACGCTTCAATACGAGATATATGTTCTTGATACATTTTAATATTCTTTTTGTATAATTCAGCTTCTAACTCTAAATCTTTTATTTTAACTTCCAAGTCTAAATCTCCTCTATGCTCTCTATCCATAAATTTAAAAAATGTTTAATCTTCATACAACACTATTAATCTTTTACCATTCCAATAATAACCAGCTATCTTTCTTTTAGAACGGGATTTCATCATCTAATGGCTCACTATCTTCGTTTATTTGTTTATGATCTTGTAAAGTAACAGGCACAGCATTATCAGGTGCAGATGGTTGTGCTTGTGCCATAGCAACTTGTGTATATTGTGGCATAGCTTGTCCAATGGGTTTCATACCATCAATACTTCTTGTTCTTGGTTGATATGGTTTTCTCATAATAAAAGCAACTATTTGTTCTATATTATCTCCATATTGAGGTTGTTTATATGGCTCTTGTGTTTTTGTTTCAAATGTTAATTCCCAACCCATTTTTTGATATTGTTGAATTGCATCTGATTGCCACCATTTAATATAATCAGAAAACTTATACTTCCTATTAGTTAAAGTACATTTTAAAGTAAGTGATGACATTTTCTTTTTAAACTCAAATTGTGGTGATTTTCTTCCTGTTGAATACAGAGTTCCTTGTAATGCAACAAAAGGTGTTTTTGTTTTATCGTACATTTTTTTCTCCTTTATATTTTGCTTTTTTTTGTTTGTCTTTAAGTTTTTTCATTTGTTCTTCAAACAGTTTGGTCGAATTATGACAATGAAGCAAACCTAAAAATGCCTTAATGTGTTCTTTCTTATAAAGAATTTCTCTAGCTTCAAATCCCTCTCTTGTTTTTGGTAATCGCACCATATACATTTTGTTTATCTTTTTACCAGTTTGTTCTTCATAAGCTAATTTATATCCATGTAATTGATGAACATGATTAAGAAACAGACCGCTTGAAGTTTTAATATCAATTAACCAAATATTTCCATCAGGGTCTATTGCAATAATATCAAGAGTTCCACAATAACCTCGAAGTGAATATAATATTTTTTCAGACTCAACTAATTTTAGTTTATGTTTTTTCCAAAACTTTTGAAACTCCATAAAGCAATTAGCAATAACAGGATCGTCAGGTTTGGTTATTTTATCACCTTTCAACCATTTTTCTGCCAATTTATGAACTACCTTACCTGTACCTAATATATTATCAGATTTTTTGTCAATACTAGCTTTAGCTTCTGAAATAATTTTGCTTATTTTATCTAATGGAATATTATTGTTTTCCATTTGTGTAGATATTGCAGTAACTAATTGGTTTCTTTTCCAATCCTCTAGTTTTGGTGCAGCTAAATACTTTAAAATTGACGACATACCAATTACATAGTTGTTATTTAAAATATATTTATGGTTATCAGAATCAAAAATTACTGTATGACCATTTTCTAATTTGTGCGGTGTTTTACCCATCATCTCTCCCATTTATGTAAAGCTTTTTATCTAATTTTCTTAGTGGTCTAAAGAAGTAATCTAAATCTGTATGTGTAGCTTCACACAAGATTATAAGATCGTCTAAAGGAATCTTATTACTTCCCTTTTCCCTTTTCTGTACTTGTTGAAAAGTACATTTACAGATATTGGCAATTCTTGTTTGCGTATATCCTAGTTCTAGTCTTCTCTGTCTCATTCTTATTCCAAGATACTCAAAGAACTTTTTTCTGTTATCATCTCTACTTGCACCATTCCAAGCGGTGAGAGTAGCACGAAGTCTTTGTTTTATATTACTTATATTTCTAACCTGTGAGTCTGAATACATATTTTCTCCTTTAATAAACAACTTTGTGGTTTCTGCCAGTTAAGCAATTCTTAACTATTGATTTATATTTATTTGGTGCTTTATCAGATAACCATAATGTACTTGCTCTCCACCATACATTATAAATAATCTTACCATTTTCTACTACTGCACTTGTATTTTCTTTTCCTAAATCCTTACATCTTTTTATATCGTCTGTTATTTCAGAAGCACGACTATTAGAGTAAGCACCTGTCATTCCTTTTGAATCTACTATTGGTTGGTAATTTCTTGCACACCCTTGCAATAGGGTCAAAGAAGTCGCTATAACAATTATCATTTTTCTCATTTTATTCTCCCTAATTTAATTTATCTTGCTGTCATACTTCTCAAACTTTGTTTCAATAGCTGGTTCATATAAACCTGTATCTGGTCATTATTCATCATTTTTTTCTTTTCCTGATGAAGCTTGATCGCTTTTACTATTGATTTTAGTTTTGTAGCTTGAACTATTTTTTTGTCGTTCATTTGCTTTTTCCTTAATAAAGCTATCTACATAATTTCCTAATATAGATGCTTTTTGTTTTACTGCGTCACTTAACGTAGCATCTTTGGGATAATTCCCAAAAACTTTTTTAAATTGTTCTTCCCAATCTTTAGCTTTACATTTAATTATTGAAACTATCATTATGCTCTCCCTTTTATATATTTTTTTGTTTCAATTATATTTGGTAAATACTTTAACCATACATAATCTTTATTTGTCCAACAGTTTTGATTTTTTGAACTATTTTTCATTTTATATAAATCAACACTATCATCTAAATGTTTTATTGCTTTGTAAGTGTTACCTTTAACTTCGTAGTATTTAACAGATTTATTTAACATACCGAGATTAGTACAAAACCTGAGTTGTTTTGTAAAGCCCTAAAAAACATAGTAAAATAGCCATTTTTTAACAATATTAACAACCTATATTTTAATTATTGCATTTAGAAAGCAAATCACTTACAAATCGAATCAGGTTAAAAAAGAGAAAATTTTTGTTTATTTCCTTTTGTATGTTATAACGAATCAAGACAATCATTTTCTCTCGGTGGGTTGGTTAATGAAAATCTCCCTAAGATTTAAGGTACTAACTAGCCCACCACCTAAACAAAAACGTAAGTTATGAAAAGGGTGGGCATAAGACCCACCCATATAAAGTGGAGAAATGATATGCAACTAAAACTAGACTACGAAGCTTACCAAAGAAATAGTGAAACAAGCAAAAATGCTTATTATAAAAAAAAAGATAAGCTGACATTAAAAGAACAAGTATTCGATCTATTATTAGACAATCCACTTGCGAACCATCAAATCGCAGATAAAATGGAAATACCATTAAGTTCTGTATGTGCAAGAATTAGGGAACTGCAAGTAGAGGGTAAAATAATAGATTCAGGTAAAAGAACTATGAGTAAGTATAAAAGGGAGTGTGTGGTTTGGAAAAGAAATTAGAAGTTATAATTAGTGATATAAAAAAATGTTTAACACCTGATCTTTTAAAAAAAGAATATAGGGAAATTAACAAAAAAAACCCTATGTATGGTCATTGTTACGTTGCGACAGAAACATTATATCATTTATTAAAAGATAAAAATTTTAAACCACATTATGGAAAAGATGAAGATAATATTACCCATTGGTGGTTACAAGATAATCATAAAAATATTATTGATGTAACTAAAGAACAATATACAATTTTAAATAAAGAACCACCATACAACAACGGAAAAAGAGGTGCTTTTCTTACTCTTAATCCATCTAAAAGATCAAAAATTTTAATGGACAGAATAAATGGTAATAAGATCAGTTAATAAATTTATTTACGAGGATTGGATATTACATAAACACTATGCAAAAAGATTGTGTTCTGTAAGTTATGCTTTTGGATTATACATAAATAAAGTTATAGAGGGAGTTATAACATTTGGTATGCCACCTAGTTCAACTTTAGCAGAAAGTATATGTGGTAAAGAAAATGCACAATATGTTTT